TACAGCGCCTCACAACCCAGCAGATCCTCGCACAGGAGATTCACGGCTTTTGCATATCCTTCATAGAGGGTGTGGCGGACCATATTCAACCAAGGCAGCGGCTCTGCCCTAACATCCCGGAAGGCTGCAACCTTGTACCCCTTCTCCTGCCACTTCCGCAGCGTTCCACCATCTGGCCGGGCACTGGGAATGGCGTACCAAACTGCTGGTTCGGTCTGACTCATTGCTCAACTCCTCTGTGTTTCCTATCAAGTAAGGGGACAGCACCGCCCGGTCACCAACAAAACAATGTTCCACCAAATCCAAGGACTGATCTGGTGTTGTAACTCTAACCTTAAGATACACCTCATCAGGTTTGGCAACTTCGATTGCCACAGTCACATCTTTTTGGCAAGTAGTGTTTTGACTTTTTCGGAAACGCGTTGGTGTTCTCCTTGTAGCCTCTTGCCTTGTTTGAATTACACGGAAAACCTATCAGCACCAAACGCAGCACAGTCACATTCGGCCCGTGCTGCTCCAAAGTGAGCTTAGCAAAGGCGATCTTCTTCTTGGAGGACTTCATGAAGGTCCCGCATGGGCCAGCACTGCAATGCCGAGCCGGGCGTACAGTTGAGGACTTCCACACCGGCTTCTTGTAGAGGGGTGACAAGTGACGGGAAATTAGGAAGCATGTGCCGTTGCAGTATTTGATGGAAGCTGTGGGGGGAGGGTTCCCGGTTGCGCCGCCGCCAATGGCTGTAACCGTTGGTGGCGTGCATGTCCATGCCCAAAAGAACGATGCGCCGGGCACCGAAGTGGAAGGCCAGGTTGATTGCCTGATAGCCACTATTGGCACCGTGCCGAAGCATACCAGGGTCAGTCTCCAGACCGGTCTTTTCCGTTAGGCGTAGAACACAAACACCAGGAATTTTCGGAGGGGGAGAGTCGCGGTGGGACGTTACAATGTAGTGGCCTCGGAAGTGTTCCCGGACTTCCTCGCAGTTGTCGTTCCACCATTTCTGCCCATCACAGAAGTACAGGACGTTTGCGGAAGGGTAGCGGATGTAACTGTCGTTGACGGCGATCACGTGCCGTCCTAACAGTAGCTTGGTAGGGGTGGAAGCCAGACTGTAGCCACAGCCTAGTATGTAGCAGGTGGTTCCCGTCCAAATGGGCGGGACTATCCAAGTCATGGGAGTTCTTTTCTGAGAGGGGGATTAGAGAAAAACTATCTACGCAGTTTTGGGGAGAGGTACAATCTCGTGCTCTCCAACTTCAAACTCCTGAATCTTCTTTCCGTTTACTTCATCGTCCGGATTAAAGAAGGCTTCAGTAATGCTTCCCTTCTCTCCGAAAACGTAGCCTACTGCTGTTTTGTCTTCAAACACAGTTAGTTTCATTTTGTGCTTTCTACTTGAACAAAGTCCGGACGAATGCTCTTGTCTGAGGGTAGTAGTTCTCCATACCAGCGGTGCTGGAAGGAGTACCTGTAAGGGAGCTGTAGACCTCCGCAAAGGCCTCGCGGTGTGGCGTTCCCCAAAAGTTCTTGGCTCTTTTGCCGGATGGGACGTTGGCACGTTCTGCTTCAAATACAGAACGAAAATCTGAAGAGTCAGAACGAAACACTTGTCCTGGTTTTGCTCCACCCAGCTTGTAGTCAACTGCGTGTGCATACTCGTGAACAGCTGTCTTCGCCACCATAGAAAGGTTCCGTTTTCCAGTGCTGGGGGAGATAGCCGTAACCTCAATGGTACCTGTCTCTGTGCCAGAGTGCCCAGAAAAATACCCAGATGCTGTAGGACCCCCTGTTATCCCCTCCAGACTACGTGTACCAATATAGACATCCTGCTTTACGAGCTTCATTTTTTCTGGGATACTGTCAAGAGCTGCTTGTGCTGCGGCTTTCTCTTCGCGGACGTTAGCGCCACCCTTAGTTCGAATGATTGTTTTCTTTGCTTTGCCACCTCCGCCTCCGCCACCAGTTGAACAAAACTTCCCGGAAGATGATTCATGACAAGAGTTGATCTTTTCAACCCGTTGGAGAAGGATTCCAACTCCTGCTTGAAGTTTTCCTAATCTGTAAGCAAAACTATTCATGGCTTAGCCCGGACGGTACGGCAATTCAACGTGAAGCAAGATCTTTGTTTTTCGTCCACATAGTAGATTGGCTCGGAGTTCTCTGCCGCGATCATGAAGATGAAGTCCGGGCTGGCAGACAGGTCAGCACCCTGAAGGGCGTCAAACACATCCCACCATTTGCTTTCCCCCACAGCGTAGTTCAGCTTACCAGCCCGGACACGAACCTGGAATGAGCCCAGTGCGTTCTCGCCCTCGTGTGTATCCTGCGGGAATCCCCCGGCGGGGGTAAGACTGATGACTTGATCCTGGGTGTCAGGGGTCCAGCCAATGTATGCCTTCCAGGCATCGCTGTCAACCACAGCCTGACTTATCAGATGGTCACGAATAGCAGTTAGGAGGGACATAGGTTACAAACTCTTGCATGCATCTTCAATGTCATCTTTCAGGGCTTCCCGAATAGACTTTATTGCCCGCTCAGCCGGAACAGACAAATACTTCCACTGGCCTACCGGATGGTAAGCGTCGGGGTTCTCGTGGACGTGTACTGCGTAGTTGACTGCTTCGTCCCCATACCCCAGCACCACAGTAACCTGATTGCCTTCCATAGCTGGGGGCAGTACCTTTCCTGACGATCGCAGCGCCCCGGTCAGCACCGGAACATAGTTCTCTTTGGAGTCCGTCATAATCTCCTCGGCGGACTGGTACAAACTGGTGGCAGCAACTGAAAGTGCCTTGGGACCGAGAGCCTTGAGTTTGCGGATGAGCTCCTTGTCACCAGTGATAGTGAGGTTGGTCTGCTTTGGATCGGGCATTGGGGTGTTTGGCGGCCTGTACAATGCTGAAATTTCGCGTTTTAAGCGGTGTTAGCGCGGTTGTTGGGGCCAGGGTAGTGGTTTGGTACCCCAAATTGGTATTCGACGCCTAGGCACCCTGTCCTGCCAGGTAAATCTTCACGTGATGGGAACCGTTCTCGTCCGGTATCCTGTCCCAGCTTACAATCTTCGGGTAGCTCCCGTCAGGCAACACCAGCTTGCCGTCCACGTCCAGCGTCGGTGTACCAGCAATCCATACTTCGTGGCTGGCAATAACGTCATCCCCCATTGCCCGGCTGGTCACGCGCCGGTTGGTTTCCTTCACGCGGGCTGAGTACTCCGTGCCAGTGGGGGCATAGGTTGGCTTCCCATATTGGTCATAGCTGGCCACCGCATAATAGGTAACGGTGTGGGGCATCATATCGGCCCAGTCACTGATGCTCATTAGGAACTCCCTTCTGCCAACCAAACCTCCGCTTCTTCTTTTTGAAGGATAAAGAGGTACCCTGTCGTGGTTACCAAGAATTTATCTGATGGGTGTGGGTCATGCACGAACTTGCCTTCGTGTCCAACCACCACATGCTGCAAACCCCGAGGTCCCATACCGGATACTAGGTAGTGCCCTTTGTACCCCTCAGAAATAAACTTTCGCACCTCTGGGCTGTCCTCATGCCACAAAGGTTCCAGTTCCCGTTCCCGACACCAGCGTACAAACTTACTCCACCAGTTGCCTCCGCCTGGCAAGTCCGGGATTTCCGACAAGTCCAGGATACTAGCCACTCCAGTAGCAAAACAGTTCCCGTTTGGTTCTCCAAATATGGTCTGCCGGTATTTAGTCACTCTCGTCAGTCTGCTCGGTCACAGTCCCATCAAAGTCGTGCATTCCCACCTTGAACGCGGGTGCCGTGCGGTCCGAGGTGCTTTCATAGGACTGCTTGTCGGAAATTGAGATTCCTCCAGCGTAGGGAGTAAAGATGCTCATAGCGGCCCGTGTCCGTAACACACCAAGAAGCTTTTGGTAGTTGCTCGAAATCTGGCTGTAGGAAATGCTCAGATCTCCGAGACTCTTGTCGGCCTTGCGGCTGTACTTGGCAATCAGGATCTCACAGCCCGCCAGGGCGGCACGGAAAGCATTGCTGCCGTTGTCCGTCAGAAGGGAGTTGATCTCCGCGTCCGTCAGTTCAGCTGCGTCACTGTCCGTGTCCTGAAGCAGAAACCTTGTTTTTTCCAGGGTACTGTTTTCCGGATCTCCCGTGTATGTGAACATTAGACCAACACCTCCTCTAAAGCAATCTTCTTGAACGTCCGGATCAAACTAATGGGGCTGGCGTTCAATACTTCCACTTCGGCCCACCGTAGCTGCTCCCGGCACCAGTCAAACTGCTCAGCCCAGTGCCGGTACATCTGACCACTGCCACTCTTTCTCTGCCACGGGTAATCCTGAAACCAGTGCTGTCCGGCCTGGCAGTAGTCGTACCCTAATAGAATTATACGCCACGCCCGTTTCAGGAACGCCAGGTTGAAAGCTCCGTAGCCGCTGTTGCCGCCACCCATGTAAATCCTGCCAGGGCTGGTACTAAGACCCCGAAGGTTGCGGCAGCGCAACAGGTATGTGACACCAGGGATGGCATTGTCAAAGTTGAAGTCCTCTGCAACTGCCAGGTACTTCTCTCCGGTAAACGACTCGATTGCCGCCCTGCGTTCCAACATCCATTTACGATCCAGACTGAAGAGGGCCGTTGCCCATGGAGCATGAAGGACCGCGTCGTTCACGGCTACAGTCGTCTTGCCCTGCAGCCGTGTTAGATCGAAGCCCTTCAGTGACGGCCCACCTCCAATCAGGTAAACTGTCTCACCCTGCCAGTGCGGCGGCGAGACGCTTCCGAAGCTGCCCCTTGTTGCCGACATGATCCAAGCCTCGCTCTTTCAGTGCTGTCTGAAGGTCACGCAGGGGTAGAGACATGATGTTGGCCGGGACAGCAGGAGCCTTGGCCTCGACAGGCCGGGACTCCTTTGCTTCCCGTTTCTTTGGGGCTGGTGCTTCGGATGATGCCTGGTAGTCAGAGGGAGACAGAACAAGGTTGCGATACCGCACCTGGCTTTCCAAACTGCGGGGCCGGGCACGAATACTGCACTCCTTGTCCAAGGACTCCCCACGCCGGTAGTGCTTCCCGTCGAACAGAAGGTTGTCGCGGACGACAACGTAGTGGCCATCCGACGGGAAACGATGTGGATGTAAAACTGCGGGCATTGTTGTTGCCATGGTTGCTACGCCTCCTTACTGGGTGGCCGTCATGCAACTGCGTCGTCCCAGAAAAATCCTAAATCTGCGGAGATGAGCTTCATATCGAACGCGATTTCGATCTCAACTACGTCCGAGGACCGCTCTTCCAATCGGTAGCGTTTGATGCGGTTGCCGTCAGGACCGGCACCGACCTGGCCAGACCACGAGAACGTATAACCGGCAGTTGGCATCATAATGCTCGGTGCAGGAGCGGAGTAGCAAAGCAGTGCGTCCTTGCTGACGATGAAGTCATGCGAGGCAGTACCTGCTTCCAGTCCGCTGTTCTTGATGGCGCGGCTGACAAGCACCCGCTCCACTTTGAACACCTGGGCCAGCTCCGAAGTGTCGATCATGGCGACACGTCCGGGTGTCTGACCGTATTTCACGCGGTCAACCACATCGGCGTGATTGATGAGCTCCTTGTACGTGTGGTAGCCGAGGACCAGCGTGTTGGGCTCGAATCCGGTCAGCCCAAGAATTGCCGCCTTGGCATCCCAAACGTCCTGAACCGGAGTCGAAGACGAATCGTTCCACTGCAGCACCTCACTGGTGCTGGGCGAGGACGAAACGCCATCGTAGTCGTTGGTCCACAGGGAAGCCGACATGAAAGTGGTAACGAAGTCCACCTCGCGCTTGATCAGCGCTTTGAGGGTGACGTACTTTGTGGCCTCCATGTCGAGATTGATAGGTGCGTCGGCGTTGTTGCGGATCTGATCCGGGATCAGTTTGCGGAACTTGTACAGGTCACACGAGAACGTGTTGCTGCTGTCCACAGAGTATCCGCCGCCAGGAGCGATGTCGCCAGGAGCGACCTTCTGCATGTCGTCGAGGTTCCAATAGGCGTTGTCATACAAAAAGTACTTATCCGTCTGCTTGGAACTTCCAACGAGTGGGAAGACCTTGGTGGCGATGAAGTTGTCGTCTTGTTGAATCGTCGCAATGCTGACGTTGGTCAACGGACGATTAACATGAACATCTGATGCAGTAGGTAGTGGCATATTATGTCACCTCCTTAATAGGTCCCGTAGCTGGGCATGAAGATGATGGTCACCCTCTGCCCCGCTGTGGTAGCCGATTCCAGGGCACGGCCCAAGACGTAGTCGCCCGAGGCGATGTTCACGACGCGGCCAGCCGAGTCGGAACTGACCAGACCGCCTGCCGTGACCACACCACCGACTTCTACCTTGGTTACACTGCCCGTAAGAGCACAGCTACCAGCTTTGTTTGCCGCGTCCGGGTCGTCCTGAAGAACACCCTCGGCGAAAGCGCCGTCCCCAGCCCGCTGCCACTGGCCCGAGCTGTTGACGTACATGAACCGGAATTGTGAACTGGAGTAGTCCGTATAGACCGGTCGGGAAAGGCAATTGTCAAGAATTTCAAATGCCATAATGGTTATACCTCCTTGGGTATGGAATGCCCGCGCCTACTGGCGGACTGTCTCCCGAAGGGACTCTTCATACAGCTTCTGCCCTTCGTCTGTCTTGAGGAACTGCTCCGTCGCGGCAGGCACGGAAATGTCCTTCTCCTTGGCGATGGCCTGGGCGCGCTTTTCGATCTGGCCCCATGCCGAAGTGGCTGACTCGCCGGAGCTTTTGCCCACCTCACCCTGCAGCTGCGCCAGGGCCTCGTTGCCGGCAGCAAACACTTTCTCAATGGCCCCACGCTGGTCTGCCGTCAGACACGGACAGTGGAGGGACTTGAGAATGGCCCCCATCTCATCCTTCGAAACAGGGTAGTTGCCAAACTCCTTCTCTGCCTTGGCAATGCATTCCGCCAGAAACCGGGTGTCCTCAGCCTTAGCAATCTGCTCGTTGGCTTTGGCCACCTTATCTTCCATGGCCTTGGCCTTAGCCTCAGCATCCAGCGCCCGCTTCTCAATGTCCTCAAGACGCTTGCGCACCGGCGCGGACAGGTCCTCAAGATCGGGCCCCTGTTCAG